CGATATGAAAAACCAATATAATTACCAAGATAAGACCAACGAATATAAGGACTTAATTTAATAAATTCTCGAACAATACGATTCGGAATTGAAGTAACATTAAAATAAACATATTCATGTTCAAATATAGCAGTATGACCATCAATAAGTCTATTTCTACAAAAAGTTTCAGCTGAATCAGGTTTGATACTATCTTCTTGTTTAGTACAAACTTTACCGATTAATTCAATCTTTCTAAGACCTCGGTAATCACAAAATTCGATTGTAGGTTCTACAACATTCATAGCTTTAATTGTATTAGTTCAGACGCGACAAGTGGGCGTGCAACCTCCTCTCCCACCGGGGAGCGGAGCCGCTGGGCGAAGCCCAGCAGGCGGAGCCACACAAGTTACACCTTCTGTCGCTTCTCGAATTGCGACAATAATTGTTTACGAGTTACTTTATATTCTTCAAGACTAATTCCTATTCTATTACAGATAATTATAACATCCATAATAGTAATACACTGACTACCCCATATAGCATTCCATAAATCGTTAGCTTGAACTTCCCAAACATAATATCCACCAAATTGAATTTTATAATTATAACAAGTTTTACGATTTAATTGAATATTATTTTGCACACAAGCAGCAAAGAAATGAGCAAAACCAGTAAAATCTTTTAATTTAATAACTGCATCATTCCATAATCTAACAATGCCATTAGTTGATTCATAACGCATTACGGCATAAGTACCATACTGTCGCCATTGATAAGGAATACTACTAATTTTATAATCTCTAAATTCTTGAATTAGAACTTCAAGTTCTTCTCGATATTTCTTAGCTTTTGCTTCTTCAATAGCTTTCTGATTATCGAGATATTCATTGAATTTAATTTTAATAATAGATTTAAGTTCTTTGCGAGTAGTTCTATTACTCCAAAGTTTCTTAAATTCAGTATAATTTCTACAATAAGGTAATATAACTTTTTTAGCACGAATAGTTTGCCAATAAAGAATTTTACCGCTAATAATAAAATTTTCTTTAGGACTTAAAGTAATACGAATATTATCTTTAAGATTAATTGTTGTATCAAATGTATTATATAATTTTTTATAACCTTTATATTCTACATAAGTATTATATAAAGTATAAGCTTTATCAATAATTTTATTAACATCAATATTATGTTCTTTACCAATAATCAAAATATCTTTTAATGCAGAACGCCAACCTTTACGAGCATTATTATAATATATTTGATTATATTTAACATTAGCAAATCTTTGATTGGTAATATCTTGTTTAAGAATATGTCTTGTAACATTAAGATTTTGATTTACACCATACCAAAGAGCCGAAAGAATAGAATGAATATCATTATATATAATATCAGTATTTTCCCTACAAATATTATAAATATCTACATTAATTTTACCTCGAATCTTTTGATTTTTAAGTTTGACAAGTGGTCTATAAAGATAGTCTTCAATATTGTTTAATCTTATAACAAACGGTACGAATTTATTACAAACACCAATTTGTTTACCTCTACAATAAAGAATACCATTTTTTAATTCATAACCGTATTTACCATTAGCAACGGTATGTTTTGTATGAATACTTATATCATCTATTCTTTTATAGAATAAATCAAGTATTTCAGTAATAGTTCCAACAGTTTTCATCACTTTTCATAATCTCTAATTCCAACAACGTTTGCATGGAAAGGTAAACCATTTTTAGTTCTTTCATAGAACTTAACAGTTACAGACTTTCCGATAGGTGGATTATTAAGAATATCTAATCGTTCATTAACAGTACCAGTTAAAGTACAACTAAATACTAAATCATTAATATCGTTCTTGAGAACTAATCTAACATTAAATCCTATTTTATCATCAGGATTTCCAGTGTGTTCAATACCAATACATTCAAATTCAGCATCGTCGAACTTTTTGAGTTTCATCATTGTAGCAGGACGAGAACCAAATTTATATTCAGTATGCAAATCTCTAATTATGGCTCCTTCAAAGCCACAATCAATGCATCTTTGCATATAAGCTAACGCTTGATTATCATCATAAATAGTATCACTATTAAGAATAATAAGATTAAATTTATCCCACATTCCATGACCTTCGGGAGTTAAATTTTCCCAAATTCTACCAGTCATTACATTATGAGATACACTACTTTTCTTACTACGATATTCTTCCCAAACATCGAATCTTAATTTATCACGTTCTTTGTTAGTTAAATCTGGAATACTTAAATCAAAATTAACAAACTGAAGTTTATCATGAAGAGGATTTCGAGGATTACGAGCAGCTCCACCAATAGTTGTTACTTTTTCACCACGAATATAAATCTCACCATCAAATACCATATTAGCATATTCAGGAAAACTATCATAAAAATCATTAAATAGTTGCTCGATATGCCAAATACGATAAGTAAGACCTTCTTTAGTTTTAATTACAGTATGATAATGTTTATCATCACGAACAAAACCTTCAAGACTGAATAAATCAGTAGGTGTAAATTCTTCAAGCATAACAACTGCTCGAACACCATTGATTTTAGGTTGAGCAATACAAGGATATTCGAACTTACCAATAGCAAACTTTTGTGCTTTCATAGGTTTGACACAATTATTTGCATCAGTGTTATATTTAGGTAATCTCTTATTTATTTCTGCAAATAAATCATCTGCATTAGTAAGATAATCCAAAGGACTAATACCTAAATCAGAAAGACTTTTATATCCTTGTTTCTTATGTCTTTCATAAACACTATTAAGTTCAAATTCAGCTTGTTCTCTATCAGTTTTTTTACTTTTAGCTTTAATTACAGGAGAATAAGATGATGTTTCAGCACCATTTACTTTACCATAATAATAAGCTAATCGTAGAGATACTGTACCATCAGAATTAGTAACTTTTTCAACTCGACCCCACCAACGAACTAAACCGCCAGTTAAATCTCGTTTATATAAAACTTCATTAGGAATCATATCTTATTTTTTAACTTTTTCTTCAACAACAATAGCGTATTGCGGTTCTCCAATACGAATCATAAGACAATTCCAACTTTCAAGAGGAGTCTTATGTTCAGTCATATCTGTAAGATTGAGTGGTTTAGCACAAAAACATTTATATGACCTTTCAATTTTATTATTAAGAGGATTTTTAATAGTTTTAGGATGTGGGAGAATACGCGAAAGAATAGGATTGATAGCTTCTAATGTTTCTTTGTCATTAGCGCTAATATAAGTATCACCATCAAGAATAATTTGTGTATGTTTAAAACCATATTTATCCACAAATCTATTAATACTTGATTGGTCAGATAAACGAGAAAAATCATTCATTAATCTCGTATAAGTTTCTTCATCCATAGGACAAAGATAAATCTTATTACCATTATCAAGAGTATTGATAAGATAGTTTTTGATTTTAATCTCCATAATAAATCTTTTTTAGAACATTATCAAAATGTTGGAATACTTTACGATAACCATAATCTTTAACCATATCAGATGGATCTTTAGATTTATAATTATTCGTAAAATAAATTGGAATAGTATTATATCTACCTTGTAGTAGATGAGCTGCATTAATTCCAGCAGCATCAGTATCGAAAATAGTAAATATCTTTCCGCTTAAAGAGTATGACACCAATAACTTGTAGATGTCAGTAGGTAATACGATAGTTTCAGAAGCAGCAGGTATGAATAAAATATCATTAACACCTTTCTCATCACAAATTTGTTCAAAAAGTATTTTATCTTTATAACCTTTTATGAGAGCAATATAATTCGTTGGTTTAAGTTGATGTAAACACTCAATAGGACAACGATTATTAGTAATAAACTTAGTTTGACTTTTAAGTCTTTTTGGAAAATAAAGTTTATACTTATTTGGATTAACATTATAAACATAACAAGGGTCAGTACCACTATAACGATAAGGTGTTTGCCATTCATTAAGTCTATATCTATCAACAATAAATACTTTTGTATTTAGATTACTTTTCTTAATACCATATTGTTCCCAATAAATATAATCTAACTTATTTGGTTTACGAACATCAAAAGTAATTTCAAGATTTTGATTCTTAATATGTTCTTGTTCAGTTCGATTAAATTCAATATTAGTAATAATCTTATCAGAACAACGAAGAATTATGTCATTACATATATACACAAACCCTTCACTTGTTTTACAATTCTTATTAATAATATAACCTACAACTTCAAATATATCACCTCTAAATCTACCATCACCAAAATCTCTACATATCAGTTTATCACCATAATACTTGAAAGATAATGAAGGATGTTTATCATTTCTTAAAGGATTTCGTATTCTATCATTAGGACTACTAATGTTAAATCGGATTACATCTTCGGGAATACCAAAATATTTACTAAATATTGTAACTTGGTCAAGTGTATTGAGTATAAAATCTTTCATGTAATCAGTAGTGTAACTTGTGCGGCTCGGCCTGCGGCCTCGCTCCCCGGTGGGGGAGAGGGTTGCACGCCCGCTCGTGATGTATTACCGACAAGTCTAATTTTAGCATTACCCAAAAAAGAAGGAGATAATAGAGTTTTACCTCCATTACCTCCTTTACAAGTTCCTGTTTTAGTAATATGATAAATACTACTTCGAGTACCTATCAAGAATGTTCTGAATATCCGACGAAACAACAGTAGCACCGGGAGCGGGAGCAGGAGCACCTGCGGCAGCTTCACGATTCTTCGGAGTATCATCTTTTGCAAGATGAATTGTTTCACCAGCTTCAAATTCAATCGACGGACTTTGACCGGGAATAACACGTTCAACAAATCCACGATTAACAAATGAAGGAAAAGCTAAGAACTTATGCGTGTTATAATCTGCAACAAGTTTCATGAACAGTTTTACATTCTTATAAATAGGATTTTTCTCATCATCACCAACGAGGAGATGTTTGAAATATTCAAAGAAAGCAAGATACTGTTCACAACGAACCTTTGCAGGAGCAGCATAATCGAGTCCCGGACACTTACCAGCATTAACCGGATAACCTTTAAGACCCTTAAACTGATTTGCGATATGACGAAGTTGTCCATATACCTGCTGAATAATGTTAATAACAGTCTTCTCTTCAACAGGTTCGCCTTTTTTATTAAGAGTAGTAACCGGTTTAGCAGTAAATGTATAATAACGGTCTTTCGGATTTGCGTCAGTTTTACACTGCTTAAATTCGATAACAAGCACGGGGAATTTACAACCAGCATATTCCCATGTACTTTCGACACCTTTATCATCCAGCAGAGGTACTTCACGAATATCAATACGAACATCGTTAATCATACCCATACAAAGATTACCAAGTTCAGGGTCGGGCTTAAAAGCTAATCTCCGTTCAACAACCTCTTCTTCAAACATTAATGTTGTCGAACTAACTTTCGATTTACTTGTGTTTGCCATAATAATAATTAAAGTACTTTAAGTTATTAGACTAAAAAGAGGAGCTACTTATTCAATAACTCCTCTTTTTATAATGATAGCAAATGATAGATTTGTTAAATACTTTTAGGTATTAACAATTACAACTCGGCTTCCGGCTCGGCAGGAGCTACGGTTTCCTCTTCCTGCTTCTCGTCCTCCAGCGTTACCTCTTTCGGGTCTACAAGCACATAGACTTTCTCATAGATAGTATCACCAACCTCAACAGGAATAAACTCACCATTCTCGTCCTTAACTTCCTCAACACCATACTCAACTCGCTTAGTAGCAAGAACAGCAGTACACATCTTACCGTCACGGCCTTTCTGTGTTTCAACCTCTTCCATAAGACCCTTATCAGCAAGAACACGCTCACCTACGGGAGCAGCATCCTTATCCTGCATAAGCATCTGCGACCAAACACCAGCGTAATTAAACGACTGAGGACGACCAGTACCTTTCGTGTTACCAGCACTTGCAAGTTTGCAACCCTCGCTACCTGCCGAAAGAGCAATAAAGAAACGCTCATTAATCGAATCAGCATTAGGCATAGCAAACATAACAACACGGTCGCCATGACCACAACCAATAAGTGCAGAAGCCGAAGCATTCATCGTAAACTTATTCATACCACGAGCAGTAGTAATTGCCGGACGAATATCATTCGACGACTTCGTACCACGGTTTACAGCAGTCAGACCAGCAAGTTTAGCAGCAGAAAAAACAGACTTTTTCATAATTGTAATTTGTTTTAATTTATGAATATTTTATGAATGATAGATTAATGATAGATTTGCATTACTTTATTCTGTAACAGGAACTTCTTCAAATTCAGTATCTTCAGCTTGACGATTTGCAATAGATACAGCTTGATGTAATTCACTATCAACGTAAATTCCATTTAACTTATCACTTGCAATAATTCTACCACCAAGCATGATAGACATTTTAATAAGATGAGTTTCCGGATGGGCATTCCAATTAGCTTTACCTTTACTTTCAGTACCGTCAGATTTAGTACCAACGTACAAACCTGCATCAATAGCTTGTTGTAAAGTATAAGGTATTGCAATACTCTCATCACCACGAGTAAGTTCTACAAGAGCTCGACGAGTAGCATACCTAATAATTGGAATTTTACCTTCTTGTACTTGTTTATCAATATAATCAGCAGTATGACCATCATTAATTACAACAAAATCATCTTTCGTTTCTTTGTTATAATCAACAAGTTCATTTGCAAGCTCCTTTTTACAATATCTATATATGTAAAAAGGTTTAGTTCCATCTTCAAGAATCTTACGTTTAATACCGGCATCCGTAAGGACTTTATTAACAACATGAATACCAGTATATACTATCTCTGCTTGAGAAGTACTAAAAACGTAAATGTTTTGCATAGCAGCCATAGGATTAAGTCCCATAGACCGCCCACGTTCAACTTTGATTGCTGCTTCCCTATCAAGTGTCTTACCAAATGTAACACTTACCATAGGAGTAAAACCGAGTTCATTACCTAACAGCAAACATGTAACAATCGCACTCTTATTAACTACAAGTTCACTCGTTCCATCTTCTTTCTGAACTTGCTCCTTAAAACCCTTATTAAAAACAGGACTTTGAGCAATCCAATCTGCTAATGCTTCAGCTTGTTCAAATGAATTAATTTGATTAACAGCTAACGCAACACTTCCATTTTTACTTCTTGTATTAACAAGAGCACCACTCACATCTTCATCAGTCTTTTCGACTGGCTTCATTTGTGGTTTATCCATACGCAAATATAGTAATTATAATTGTACCACCAAAGAAAATAGCAAGAAATTAACCGAAAATTTCACTAATATCATTAACCCATACCGGAACATTCTCGGAATCTTGCTGACGCTGGATTAACTTCTGTTTGTCCCTTGACCTAACATCTTTATCACCAATTTTGAAATCATCAATGTAAAGATTAATAATAACACAATTCTTATTAGGGTTCATATAATTATAAGTCTTACCTCGTGCGACACGTTGTCCGTGAGTATTAGAATTACAACTACCACCAGTCGTTATGACTTGTTCGATATTTTCTATCGTTAAACCCTCGTTAAGACTTTGTGCAGTAAATAAATATTTATAAGTACCATTCTTAATCCCTTCAATAGCTAACTTTTTAAGAGAAGTTTTACCTAATCGTTTAGGTTCACCATTCTTATAAGTATATGGAACGCCAGTTTCAGGATTAATTACATATCTACTTTCAATAGCACTATGAAAAGGAATACCATCTTTACTGAAATAATCAGCTAAATCAGTAACCATAGCTATTGATTCATTAAAACAGATAGTAGGAACACTATTGGTTTTAAGAATTTCAATAACAGCATTGATTTTAGGTCTGTTATGAATTAAAATATCATTACGTTGTCTAACAAAGTCCTTAAACTTTTTAGCACGTTCGTAAATATTATCGGGATTCCAAAGATTATTAATTCGTTTATTATAATCATTATCAAGTGGCATATCACGAGTCCAACCCATTAATGAAGCTAACATATTACGAATAACAGTAGGTTTAATAAAAGTACTACTGCCATTTCTATCTTTATAATTATAACCAGTAAAAGATGCAAGAACTAATGCAAAATCACTGTCAAAAACTTTATTACGAAACTCTTGATTAATCACTTTATGTAATCCACCAAATGTTTCAAGAGTTTCAGAAATCATATCAGAATATTTAGCATATCTAATTTTGTCATGTTCATCAAGTTCAATAGCTAAATTATATTCTGTACTATTTGAAATCCAACCTTGCGATACAGCTTCAATTTCAGTAATTTTATCAATTACTGGAGCACCTAATTCATTAAGAATAGATAATTGATTTTTATTTAATGTAGAACCAGTAAGGCATAGAATAAATTTATATTCTATATTCTTAATAGCTATGAGAGTTTCACCTTGTAATAACTTATGAACTTCATCAAGAATAAGTAAATCAACTTTAATAGGAAGTTTTCGTTCTATTTTAAGTTTATTTACATGATTAATAAGAGTATTACTACTCATTATATCAATCCATTGTTCTTTTGGACAAAATTCAGTAAGATTATCAACAAGATTTTTAGTAGTTACAGCATTTGGAGCGATAGCCATAATTGTTCGATTAGGATTAGCTTTAACCAGCTTACCAACAATCATAGCTGCTACTCGTGTTTTTCCAAATCTCATTATAAGATTTAGAGTACCTCGACCTTTAGCATCACGCCATTTATTACAAGATATTTCTTGTCTTTCGGACTTGTTCATACTCTAATATCTCCAATAAACAGTAGGAACATTTTCACGTTGAAGTCTTTCAATACAATCCATAATATATTGTGTTAGCATTTCACAATTACCAAAGTGCATTTGAAAGACCATTTCTTTTTGTAATTCCTCTACTGTTTTACCATAACAAATTTCATCAAATTCGTGCATAACATATTAATCACAATTACGCTTTACTATACCACCATCATTAGTAATGTATCTCCATTGATAACCGTAAGCAGTTTTACTATTACTTTTAGGAGTACAAGCATTAATAATAGCGCAATAAGCGAGTTTAGGATTTGTTTTTTTTAGCTCAATAGTTAGAGCATTAGCAGCGTCTTTAGTAGAAGCATAAGTAGTTATATACTTTCCCTCTCTTGTAAACTTAGCTACACGCAAACCAATTCTACGAAATTTAGTATTAACTGGTTTAATATCAGCTATTGCAAGACCGTCAACTTCATGATATACAAGGTCACCATTCATATTAGTATTTTATTAAAAGGGTAAATCATCTCCATTTTCTATTGCACGTTTATATTCTTCCTCACTTGAAAAACCATACATACCCCAGATAGTATTGTTAATAGGAATGTCATTAGCAGGATTAATAAACGATACATTGTCATCTTCAAAATCAACTTCAAACAAACCATCTTCTTCAGGACTTTCAATAGGCTCTAAATGTTTATTATTAGACATAGCACCAAATAAATCACCTTGAACTGCAACCATACCAGCAGTTTTCTTATTTTTACCATATAGAATCTTAGCACATTCTTTTTTATAATAACTAAAATCTATATGATAATCATCTTCCTCAACATAATCATTAAAAGGACGAACACTACATTTAGCTACAATTCGATTAATTTTACTTGGTTTATTTTTATCAATTTTTATAATAGTTCCACTACAATAAGATACATCAGCAATATAGAAACGATTAGATTTTTGAAGTTCTTCATCGTGAAGTTTACCGTTTACAATACTACGATATATAATATTAAATTTAGCATCAGTCTTTTGACTAATACAATAATCATAAATAGCTTCTTTGCTACTATGAATATGATTTTCTATTGTATCGGCATAAGGAATATTATATAAAAGAAATAGGTTAAGAGCTTTTGGAACAACTGGATAAGCATAACCTTTATTAAAAGCAATAGTTTCAATAAAAAGACCTTTACGTTTAATATAAATATCTTCAAGTTCAGCTATTGCTTCTGGCGTTTTATCAATCAATTTATCATAAGCATCTTGAAAACCTTCTTTAACAGCAATATAATTATTTACATCATTACGAAGATATTTTTCATAATTAGTAAATTCAAGTTCAAAATTATTATATTCTTGCCACCAATCACAACAAGCTTTATAATCAGCTTCTTGTTCAGGTTTAATGATACAAACAATACCATCAGTATTAGCAGATATAACTTTAATACCTTTGAGTTCCAGTGCTTCAATAAGCATCAAAAGACAAAGTTGTAGATTTATAGTAACTTTATAAGTACATTTAGGGTCATAAAGATAATCATTTATATCTCTAAATGCACCATACATTCTGTTGATAGCAATCTTAAGACCTTCAGCCTTAATTTTATGACGTTTACTTTCTGCTAATAATTCATGATATTTAGTATTTAATTCTTCAGCATCAACTCGATTTTGATTTTTAGCAATTTGATATTCATTTAATACTTTCTTAGCTTCTTTCATTAATTTACTGCTAAGATGTTTAGCTTCAATTCGACTATCTTTTGTATAACCGACAGTAGCTCTGAAAGGATTTCTTTCAAGATGTTCGGGATAAACATCATAACTAAGAATACCATTAGGATAGAAACTACTAACATCCGCATCACGTAAACTAAATCCATCTGCAATTATTAAACCCGGTTTATCTTGACTATGTAAACCACCTAAAGCCATAGTATATACCGCATCACCAAATTGAAACTCGTGCTTAAATTTATCTTCATCTTTTGTACTACCTACAACGATAGTAGATTGTGCAACAGTACGAAGTAAATCATTGAGAATTTTAGTTTGAAATTTAAGTTTAGGACTTAATATACTGGAAACTTTAATCTTCCATCTATCAGTCTTAGTATCCATAAAATCTTTTCTATCAATACCGCTAAATTTCTCATAAAGAGATGTAGTAATAGCTTTACCAATAGAACTTCTTGACATATTACGGACATCAATTCCAAACTCTTCAGATATATCTTCTCGTAGTTCAATTTCAGCCTTTTGACTACGTTCCAATTCTAATGTAATAAGAACATCGTTTACATTATAGTCACAAATATCATAAATATCTTCTTCTCTAATTCTACAATTATAAGCAATCGGTAGATTCTGAATACGATACCATTTTAAGCAAATAGCAACTTGTTTAAGACTGGTATAAGTCTTATCAAGATATAAAATCTTTTGAATATCATAATCAGTAAAAGGACGTTTGTAATATTTCTTGAAATTAAGTAAACGACTATATCCTTTACCAAAATCTACACAAGCGCAACTATGGTCATATAGAATTTGTGTAATATGTTTACTTTCTTTCTTATTAAAACCTTTTACATCAAGATATTTATAATTATTAATAAAAATATCCAACATAATTTTATCATAATTATTACTGTTATAACCAGTAAGAATTTTATGTTGAATAAAGAAATCCATGATAAGTGGCCCATCATTTCTCCACTTACCAGTAGTATAATCAATCCAAATAACAAATTGTTTAGCACCCATTGCTAACAACAATTTTGCTTTTGCTTCTTTCAATTCTTCAAGATTACCTTCTTTACCATTTTTAATAGCAAGACATCTTATATCAACAGCTTTATAAACGTCGATAAGTTTTTGGTCTGCTGTTTTAGGTATAAAAGTAACTTCAAATAGATTAGGATATATCTCTACATCATATTCATAAGCATTATTCATAATAACATTACTTTATCTGTAATAACGATATTCTTTACATAATTCAGCAAATATGTCACTAATTAAATTAAAAGATTTAACATATTCTGAATAACATTTGTTACGCATAATATAGGCTGGTGAATATATAGGAATTAATATAGCATCATTAAACCTAACTGGTTTATTAACAACTGATGCCATACTTTTATATTTTTCTTCTTTAAGGAACTGATAAACAAATTGTCCAACAGCAACAATAATAGTAGGTTTATATTTCCTAATAGTTGCTATAAAATTTGGATAACAAGTTTCAGCATAATGTTCAGTTGGTTCAGCACAAACACACTGAATAAGAGTTGATTTAATAGTCCAAGCAGTTAGTTTATAATCATTAATGAATTGACTAACTATTTTAGTTGAACGACCATTAAATATAGTTTGAGTTTTATAATCTGTAATAGTTGGTGTATCACCAACAAACATAATAGTACGCCTCAAAGTGGGCGTGCAACCTGCTCCCCCACCGGGTATCCGTCGATTAGCAATAGATAAATAACATCTTTCACAAGCATTACACATAATATTAATACTATTAAAAATATCAGATGAAACAGTCTGATTAATAAGATTATGTTTAATACTTCATAATAACACTTTTGCGAGCACGAGATAGAGCTACATACATAAGTTTATTACGAATATCAATATCATTTTCTCTACGACCAAATCTCGTATTTTGGAAAACAATATCTGTCAAATCTATTGCTACATTATCGAAAGTAGAACCTTGTGTTTTATGAACAGTCATAGAATAACCATAATCTATGTCTTTATTAATCCACTTAGTTCCTTGAATAGTTTCAATACTGAATTTAAGATTTGTTAAAAAACGATTCTTAAACTTATAATAAACATACCAACCATGTTGAACACGATTAGCTGCTCTATTATAAAGATGTGTTAGAATTTCCTTATATTTAAGAAACGAAGCATCTTTTGTATCTACAATAAGAAATGGTTGAGTTATATGACCATCATACATAGATTTAAGATTAACAGCAAATGTTTTAATACCTTCATCACTAATATAAGGTCTAATATCTTCAAGAATATAGTCTTCACTATTTAGAATGATTGGTTCTTTAAATTCATCAACAATGGTATTATAAGATAATACCAAATCATTAATATGAATTATATCAGCATCTTTACCAACTATACTATTACGAACAATACTATTCCAATCAGAAACAGCTTTATTCGTATAAGCAGTAATTCTAAAATGGTCTATATTCTTATGAAATGTATCTGAATTAAATTCATCAATAAGTCTTTGATTAAACATAGCTCGTGGAATAATTTCATAACCAATTCCATCTTGTATGTTAGACCTATTTCGAACTATATAATTCAGAAAAGTATTTGTTTGATTTTTAATATCATCTCTTAAAAGACTAAACAGTTCAAGAAGGGGATTACCTTCTTCTTGTCGTACAATATCAGTAAGAACAACTTTATTCTTAACAGTAGCAAATGTTAAAGATATTTCTTCATTTACAGGTGGTAACTGAAGAGGATCACCAACATAAAGAATCTTAACATTATAAGTAGTAGCACGATTTCGATTAAGTTGAAATAAATCCTTATTAATCATAGAACATTCATCAATCACAACAAGATTATAATTTTGTATCTTGCTTGGATTAAGAGGGTCAAATTGAGGATTCTCAATATCAAAATTCTGTAAATCAATATTAGGTTTAAGACCATGCAAACTATGCAAAGTCATACCTTTTCTACCTACTTGAGATTCAAGAACTCGAAGAGCTTTGTGTGTAGGAGCCGTAATAGTATAAGATTTATTAACAATATTCTCAATAAAATATCGAAGAATATAAGTATTATGAGTTATAATAAAATCTTTTGTTACAAAAAGTTTATTATTACCTTCTACTGCAATACATGTAGTATCAGATTCATAATCTAATTTAACAATAGATTTAATATAAATATGGTCATTATATTTAGTAGTTTTAGACTTATAGGAATTATATTTATTTAAATGCTTTTTACTACTAAAAATAATATCATTTGTTAAAATATGAATGTTATAACAAATATTAGTATTACGTTTATCTTCATATACTGTAACAATATATCCTAAACTCCTACAAAGATATACAAAATTATCTTTAAGTTGTTTAGATATAGTATTAAAACTAAATCTATTCTTTTGACCTACACAACCATCAGAATCCATTAAACCTTTAAGGAGTTCTTGTCTTTGTTCAATAGAACTTTCAAGATATTCAGTAGGAATATATTTATCAATAGATTTACATAATAAATTATAATCTTTTAATTTATCATTAACTATTTCAACATCACCATTAAATATAATATTAGTATAATTTTTATCAGAATGCCATCTATAATCAGCATTATCTAATAATTTAGCAACTTTTACAATAATGTCTTCTTCATCAGAAGAAATTTCAATTTGATTTCTATAATTAACATATTGAGTTGTAAGACAACCATCACCAAGCAATATACCTAAAACATAAGGTGGTATATTGAATGATTTATGATTACCAATAATAGGAGCTACTGGGATAGCATATTTATATCCTATTTTATCAATATATAAATTATTAGAATCATTAAACAATTCTAACGTAGAAATAGTTTTAGAATATCTTAAATTATCACCGCTTATTCTATGATAATTTTGCAACATTCTTTTAGTACGAATTTGCCATAAATGATTCTCATCACATATAATAGTTCGTCCATCACTAAAAGTAATTTCATATAAAGGTCTTTTACCTTGAGGATATACACCTTTTACCTTTTGAAAACCTTCATACGGAGTAGCAACTAAATCTCCAATTTTAAGAGATTCAATAGAAGTCCAACCTTTGTTTGTAAGAACTGGAGTACCATTTAATAAAGCTTTGCCCGTACCAGCATAACCTTCAAGTGTACATTCAAGTTCATTACTAAAATACCAATCAGACAGCTTGTCGATAGCCTGCTGTTGCCCCGGATATAGTTGCGAATAATCGCCCGTGGTGGCTTGTTTTGGCCTCGCTGACGGCTTATTTTTGTTCGCCTTAACACTTGTAAGGTCTTTCAATTTATCTGCGTCCATATCGGCTAAAATGCAGTGTTTTGAATATACTCAAATGCCTTACTAATAAGGGTTTCATAATGATTATTACTTATTTTATAAGTTTCAGGAGTAGGACAAACAAATATTACATCTTGTTTGTCAGTAGTTCGATTAACATAAGCTCTAACACCCATAACATTAGGAGTTGTAATCATAACAATATCGTAATTCTGTAATAAAAACTCGAATATTATTATGAATTGTAGCGATAGGTCTAACTTTGTAAAAAAGTATCCGGGGTCATATCCTCGTTTCTTCAAATATTGAAGTAATTCCGGCATGACCACCGAATACTCTTTAATTGCGTCGAGAAGCATAATATTTTGGACTTAATCTTTTGAAAACTTTTTCGTTTCGATTATTAATACGTTCCATATCAAGTTTTCCTACTCCATTTTCAAGAGTAATCCAAATCTTCATTTTAGGAACAATAAGTTGCCAATACTTTTTCAAGTTTTCAATATCAGCTTCAGCAGCACTAAAAGGACGAATCGTAAACCAATCCCAATGTTCATTATCAGGTGTGCTAAATGCAAATGTAGCTTTCTGATAATCCTCATTTGTTATATCAATAGGGTAACGTTCATTATCAACAATTCCATAAAACTTATTATCATAAAAAAACACCTCACACTTTATAGCATGAGGTGTCATATTTGAAGTTTTACTTCTTGTTCGATTAGTTGAATCTCTATTGATATTAGCTTTCTTTACAGGAACAAGTCCTTTAAGTTTACTAAAATCCATTTATCGACCACAACGAGAACATAAAGTATGAAGCATCTGTATAGTATTGTCATTATGAAGTTTTGTAAAATCTTCACGTTTACACTTAACAACAGTACCACTGGTATTAAGTTTAATTTGGAACCAATGAGAATCTTTATCAAACTTCGTAACAACACCAACTCTATCATCACGAGAATAAAGTTGATACCTGTCTACAACAGAAAGACTTGAAATCTCAACAACTTCATCAACAACAGTACGAGTAAGAATAGTTTCAAATGCACCTTCATATCTGACTTTTACACCAGCGAACAGTGCATCACGAAGTGTTTTATATTTTCTATCCTCTTCGGGAACATCATCTCCATAAGGAATCGTATCATACAAACCGCGAATGATTCCACTGAAATCACTATGAATAATCGAATAAGTTTTTGTAATAACTTTATCTTCTTGTTCAGTAGTAACTTCACCGATAAGTTTTGCAACTTTCTTAGAAGCATCAGCGATAGATAATACTTTACCATTATCAAGATAAACTTCGCTACGTTGAGGTACAACCTTTTTAACAGTAGAAAATTCACCTTCGTCAAGAATAAAGTATCCAGCACGAGGTTTAGTTTCAATAGTAATAACTTTTAAGTCAAATGTCATAGCACTTATGAAATTTTAATTTGTTTAACTTTTACTTCCATTTCTAATTGTCTTTCTACTTTATCTTTACAAAGTTGAGCTAAATAATTAACATTATCATTGTAAAGAACAGTATCACGTTTTAGGGCTACTTCAAGACTATCGGTAATAGATTTACCACAATAATCTATTTCGTATTCAACTTTAACCCTAACTATATGCGTAGCAGGAGTTAATTGACTTTCTAATATCCAATAATTCTTAGTACCAATCTTAACTAATACTTTAAGTTCACTGGATGAATTATCAACATCAATAACACGACCATATCTACCTTTACTGGTTACGACTTGTTGGCCTACGTTTATCATTCTTCTTACTATAATTTTGATTGTTATCTTCTCGAAGATTTCTATTAGGTTTAGACCTTCTCTTATCTCCGTTATCTTTCGGATTAAGATATTTGTCTATCTGATTAGCATTGAGTTTAGGCATAAATTATTTACGACTAATAAAAGTTAAACAATCATTTGTCTGATATACACTTTCTGTAATCATAGTTTTAGTCTTATCACATTCATAATAAGTCTTTCGTTCAGTTCGTGACTTATACGAAGTTTTACTTTTACAATACTTACAAGCTCTGCAACTATGAACTTGTATAATAGGTTGCTTACTCATACCATAATGTTAGATAGTTTTAATTTGTATTTAATTAAGAATTAATTTAGCAGCAATTTAAGTCGGCTTCGCTGCTGGGCTTCGCCCAGCGCTCCGCTCCCCGGTGGGAGAGGAGGTTGCACGCCCACTTGTCGCGCGGGTTTCGTCATCATTAAAAAGACAAGAACGAGGAGTACTCTCGTTTCTTGTTCGTTGCTCGTCAGCACTAACAACAACATTACTAAATGAACGTGTTGAAACTTACACAATATATTCCGCTTGGCGCCAGCGTTAGCCTTATGAGTATCCATAAGTACTGTCACATTTTCAACTTACAGATTTTTGACAGCTTTGTATGTAAGTCTGTGTACTCGGATTGGTACACTCATGTCCATCATTTGAACACTTGTAGCGAGAGCGGGAATCGAACCCGCAAGGTCATTACTGACCAAAGGATTTTAAGTCCTTCGTGTTTACCTATTTCACCATCTCGCCTTAAACCACCACGATTAATAGTTCGTGGTCAACTATATTAGAGAAGAGTTACAGAATGAATCTCAACATCAACAGTATTACTACCAGATGTTTTGATAAGTTCTTTAACTTTATCCGTAGCTATTTGTTCAATCAGATTATGTTTTTCACCATTCTCTGACCTATGAAACAAAATAGTAGGTTTAATTTCAGTTACAATTTTAAGTATGCCCCAACTGGAATAATTATTTCCAGCACAAGAACCAACTGTAAATCTAAACTTAATTGCTACTTTGCAAGTGTTTTGTGTTTGTTCCATAGTTTTACTTTTTGTTTGATTATTGTTTTTAGTCTTTCGATGAATTTTAATTTAGCTTTTAATCTCAATAGATAATTAATTCACGTTTGAATCTTTTGTAGGAGTAATAGCTTTAACAACTATTTGTCTATCAAGTTCAGCTTCTGCTAATGTTTTAGCTATGATAGGAATTGAAACTCCATTAGCATACATGATTGTAAAATAATACGGATACAGTTTAGCGTGAGGATTAGTATCATTAGCCATAAGAACTTTACTAACAACAATAATCGGAAGAGTGTAATCATTAGCTAAAACAGTTCCAGAAGGTAGAGTGATTAAAGTCATAATATTATATGTTAGATTAGAATTTACATGAAAAAGAGTACCACTATTATCACAACAGAAGTACTCCGAGATGTCCATTTCAAAACATCAACATTTGGAACACAACAATCCCAATGTGAGCCGTGTGTAGGATTCGAACCTACAACCTGCTGATTACAAGTCAGCTGCTCTACCATTAAAGCTAACACGGCGTAATTATAGATAACCAGCTGGACTTACACCAGCCTAAAATACAGTTAAGTCTCGACTTATGTATCACCAAGCACACGGTCGGTTGCATTTATATCTCTGCCATGATTATCTATAATAGTTGAACTATCAGGATTCGAACCTGAAATCTGAGAACCAAAATCTCATGTGTTACCATTACACCATAGTTCAAGAAAACAAGTTGTAAAAATAGTAGTTTAATACTGGATTGCCTATCGAGGATTTCTACTCATTACATATTTTATTATGATAGTATATTTACAACTTGTTGTATTAATTTGTTACTTATTATTCTTGTGAATAAGCGTTAGACGATATACAGGCCGACATTTATTACGTTCATCACCATCGACTACGATAGTTTGAACATGACTGATTTTACGACCTTTTCCCATTTTACCAACTTTATTATTTTCGTTAGCACGAGTGATAATGTAAGACATAGTTCTTGTGTTTGTTTGTTTATTATTTATGATTCAAATATAATAATTATATATGGTATGACCAAACAAATCTTGAAATTTATTTTGCATCATCATATATAATAGTGAGTGAACCATTAGATTCCTCACGAGCTTTAATTTTATTAATAACTTGATTAATGACAATAGTTGCAATAGCCATTTTGTCTTTATCCAATGTTACAGGACAATAATTAATTAGTTTACGATAAATGTATTCAATTTGTTTCTTAAATATACTTGTAACTTCAGGTTCAAACCTATGAATATTATCGTAAGCCTTTTGATTAATAACAAATAGAATATATAACTGTTTATCATCAAAAACAAGTCTATCTTCGATTTCTTTAACAACATCCAAAACCATTTGACCAGCATCTTGCTGACTTGTTTTGAAACAATTAATATTATCACAATTAATTCTATCGAGAACTTCTCGAACGATATTATAATAATACTTGGTTGAATGTCGATAACATTTACCAAAGATATTAACAACTTCTTCAAGAGCAAAGAACATAATATAACAATATATCATCGTCAGATTTGTCATCAAAATAATATCATTATATATACCTCTTTTCTTAAAATCTTTTTCTTGTTCAGCAGTCATATTTAGCTAATCTGATTTTTTCGCAGCTCTAATGACTTTAATTAAACATATTGTTGCAACAATCATAATAAGAATGATACTTCCAGTATTTCTTTCAGTTTTATAATCATTTGCGTGGATATTATTATATTCTGCAACAGTCATAGGTCTAATAGCAGATAATGCTGCCCCTCGCGCTTGTTCAGGTTCAGGTTTACTATATGGTAGAACTGGTGTTGCACCAATACCAATATTATTTGAAGTATTTTCAACACGAACTAATGTTGGGTTTGAATCTTCAAATCTAATAACACAATCTTCTAAATTTGGCATAATTTACATGACATAAATAACAATTCGAGTGATATAAACTTGTCTTCCAGTAGGTTCAGTTTCAGTTTTAAGAATATATTCTTTTCGACGAACTACATATCGAACATTATTAATTTCTATATAATCGTCACGACTAACATTAATATCATCTTGTATAGGTAAATTAATAATAGTACCTTTTGTTTCAGATATAATTTCGCATAACATAGTTTCTATATTATTAATAGTAAGAGTTATAATAATAATTTAGTGAGTAACATGACAAGTGGGCGTGCAACCTCCTCTCCCACCGGGGAGCGGAGCGGCTGGGCGTAGCCCAGCTGCGTAGCCCTCTCCAGTTGCAACTTATTTTTTATTAGCTTTTCTGTAAGCATCACGAAATTCTAAAACAGTATCAGCGAACGATTTACGATAAATACGCCGACGTTCTTTACAATAGTAAACGACTTGTGCAATACCGTTTACTTCTTTAACAGATACAATTAATTTAGCAGTCATAACATTAGTTATTTTATGTTAATCATATGTTTCCATGAAATCATCATCTGAACAATCGACCTCTTTATCACAACATTCATACGGTGGATTTTTACGATGATTACGTTCATTAATAGTACTCATGCTATCTTCTAAATGTTCAATAAAGAAAGCATCAATACTAAGACAGTAATTAATATTATGTAAATTATATTTCTCACCTGTTATAAGATTTTCTTTCACATAATCATTGAAAGTAATAAATTTCTCTGTATCTTCCCAATCAGAAATAGGAATAGCATATTGAGAAATAGTAGTTTTAGCATCACTAAACCAGCGATACGCGTAACCAACAATTACATGAGTTTCGTTACGAGAACGTTCGCAAGCTATAAACTGATGTTCTTTACTATATTTTTTATCTCCATGTAAGAAGATAAAATCCTGTGCGAGAGCTTCTTTAAGATTACTCATATTTGCTTAATATTGATTATGAATCATTGTATCAATTTTACAAGTATCTTCAAGATAATCAAGATATTTATGATATGAACTTTCACTTGTAAAACGATAAGAATACTGATTGTGGTCTGTTTTAATATCAACAAGATGTCCATTATCATCTAAATAAATAGACTCAATAGAATACTTATCAATATAAACATCCCCCAAGCATACAAAACCATCTTGAATATCATCATTAATAGCCTTATTAACTGCTCTATCTTTGGCCTTATTATAGGTATAAATAATAGCGGAAATAATAAAGCAAATGATGATACAAATACAAGGAAGAAAAAACATACTGTTCGACATAATTGAATTATTGTTAAAATTTATAATGTAAAATATGCTATAACTTGACCAATCAGTAAAAATAATAGTACGAGAGATACTATTTTAATATTTTTATTTACTGATTTGAATGTTGATAGTTCTCGTTGAAGTTTACCGATATAAGATGCTTGTCTTTCAAGTCGGTCATTTAATTCTTCATTACGAGATATAAGAGCTTGTACTTTTTCTGATATTTCACGAGCTTGTTCTGTTGCTTCTCCAATAATTTTAGATTTTCGTAAATTAAGAAGTCTTACTTCTGCATATTGAAGAATAAATTCTCGTGATGTTGTACCTAATGCAGATGTTTCTATCGAACTAAGTATATCATAAATATCTTCGATAGTTAATGTAGGAAATTTCTTATGTAATGCCATCATATCAGGCATTGTAATACTACCCATACCTGCAACGATTGTACGTTCTAATGCAGATATTTTTCGTTTAGGAGATTCTGTTGTGTTCATAGTTGATTAAATTAATGAAATGAGATATTTTGCAAGTAATACAATCCAATATCCTGCGAATAAGAATATTAGAAATGATGCTTGTAGTTTTTCTGTTAGTGTAAATTCTGATTCACCAGTTATGTCTACTGAATTTCCTACTGTTAATTTAACAAATAAATAGGAAATTATAAATCCAATGATAGCACAAGTCATGATAGTTATTATATTAAAACTATTGTAATTAATAATAAAAATAAGTAATATAAAAGTAAAGAATAAATAATTACAATTAATATTACAAATTCTATTACAATTACAATGTTAATTAATAATGAAAATCGAGATGATAAAATGAATGAAAAAGATAACGAAAGAATTTAGGTAAATAATATTACAAATATAGATAGTATAAAACTTTTGTAATTGTTATTATAAATTATATTGAAAATGTTAAAGACAATAAATAATAAAAGAATAGAAATATTAAAGGAATTTCTATTATAATTACTATAATGATTTTAATAATAACAATGATTGGAATACTATTTGCCTAAAATTATGGTAAAGGTGATAAAGAAATTATTTGTAAATTTTATATAAATTTTATAGTTAAACGTAATATTAAAAAGAATGAAAGAAATAGAGAAATAATTATTATAATTATTATTGAAAATGATAGTATAATTACTATTGAAAAATAATTAATAACAATTATAGGAAATCAAATTGGGAATGTTAATGATAAAATGAATAGAGAATGTTAATGAAAATAATAATGATAAAAATATTATAAATGAAAATAGAAAAATTAATATAAATGATATTGTAAGATTGTTAAGAACAATTATAAAGAGATTATTTGCCTAAAATTAGAGATTCTGATAGTGGAAATAATAAAGATAAAAGTGGAGATAATACCTCCGCAACTAATCATTCTTTTCGTTTCAATTCTTTCATTACATTTATATACACTTTTTCTATATCATTTCTTACATCATTTTCTATCAAACTTTCTAATTTAATTATTCGTGTTTCAGATGTTCCTACTACTTCTTTAATTTCTCTTAATTCTCGTATTAAAATTCGAAATTCTTTTTCTCTTTCTTTTTGTAGATTTACAAAATGCGTAACAATAAATCCCGTAATTGTGATAATTAATAACACAACATAACACGAAATTAATATCGCTTGCGGAATAGTAAATCCTATTTTTTCTAATGATAAACCGAATATAGCTAATGATTCAATTAGAACTAATGCTATAAATCCTAACCATTTCATAGTTTTAATAGTGTTGGTCGTAATATAAATCAAAGTGTTGGTCGTAATGAAACTGATAATTTACGAAAAGAATGACGAACATCATTACGACGTTCGTCACCCTTAACGTTAGTTGTTTAGTGTGTTACCGGAAGAGAAAGCAAGGTATTTCTATCTTCCTCGTTAGCCATATTCGGAACACGTCCGAACATCAGACGGAAAGTTTCAACGCGATATGCCATATCACCGGCAGCGTTTGCGGCTCCGTTGATACGATTAATCGCGGCACTCTTGAAATCCGTATCTTTGTACTCTTTTCCGATTGCTTCTACAATCATAGTTCCAGTAGTACGATAGGGAACAAGTTCCCCCGCCTTGTACTCTTTGCCGTCCACCGTTACGGCCTTTTTGGTTTTGTAGCCCCATTCGCCCGGCTCGCCTTTCGGTATTACTCGCAATGTCATTTCGTAGTACTTGGGCGGATTCGTCAGCGTGTTGAGTTCCTCAACCATATTTCCGGCGTTATCGCGTTCGGCTGTTTCCTCACTAATACAAAGGCACGAAAAACCGAACATTTTTGCCCTACTTTCGGTAATACTTAGCGGTGTATCAAGTTTCGCACCGCTTTCAGCATCGAAAGCACGAAGGAATACGACATTGTCGGTATTCTCTTTACCATTGATTGCCAGCGGTTTAGTTTTACCACTAATGCGAACAACTTTAACAATTGTTTCAGTTGCTTCTTTGATTTGCTTTGCCATAGTTGAATAATATTTAGTTAGACTATTCAGGAAACGTTTATTTTTTTCTTTCCTGCAATCTCAAGCGGGGGGCTTCGCAAACCCTTGAATGGACGGGGCAGTTTCATTAGGTACTTCCACAATATAAACATCCATATTATTTCCGATATCTGTAAAAACATTTACATTAATATTTCAATCTTTCATTTTATTATCATTATTAATATTATCATTTTCATTAAAATCTTTATAACTTTTTCTTACAATTTATATTCACTTACAAAAGCACTTATAGATTTATCACGAAATTTATTATTAAAATCTTCATTTTTATCTTTACAAAAGTTATTAAAATCCTTAGAAAATTTATCTTTATTCTTATCATTTATAAAAAGACTTGTATCATTATCTATAAAATTACTTAAAATCTTTTTAATTTCATTATTAAATCTTATATTAAATTCTCTAATTTTTGAATTTTCATTTTCTTTATTTTTAATTTTACTTAAAATTTCATTAGTTTATTTATTAAAATCTCTATTATTTTCATTACCATTTTCCTTAATTTTTGAATTAATTTTTAATGTAATTTCAATATTACTTGTAATTTGACCTGTAAGATTATCTGTAAAATGACTTCTATCTTCACTAAAATCTACAATTTTTGCATCATTATTTTTCGTAATTTTTGAATGAATTTTTGAATTAATTGACCATATACCTATATATAGTAATAATATTACAAGTAATATTATTACAAATAATGAATATATAATATATATACAAATTCCAACTCGTAATTCAGAAACTATATCAAATAATCACGTAATTAATAACGAATTTAATAACGAAAAAATTAGTTCAAAAATTAGTGATTTTAGTAGTGCAACTGGTCAAGATACTAATGTCGCCAAAATTAATTCTTTTGGTGGGAAAACTGGTAATGCAAAAAGTGGTAAACTTTGAAGAGCTTTTAATAGGGATTTTATTAGTTTTAACTTGTGTACTCCCGGTGGGGGAGCAGGTTGGACGCCCACTTGTGAGGTCTTTTAATTGCTAATACTGTAATTACTATTAGACTTATTGATAATTCTGCTTCTGATAGTGATAATTTTATTAATTCAGTTTGAAATTTATTTAGATTTGCTTGCATGGGATAAGATTATATTATATATTTGTACTCGTAGTTATAATAATGTAAATCCTAAACAAAGTAAAACTATGGAAACAAAAATTGCATTTAGTCCTCGTGGTAACAAAGTTCTTCTTCGTGCAGATTTTGAAGTATCTACTCTTAATATTCTTAATAACGAGGAGATTAATAAGATTCCAGCTAAGGCTTATACAGTTATGGCTATTGCCGAAAATGTCAAAGGTCTTAATATTGGAGATAAAGTAAAACTGGAAAACGGTTGTATTCCTACTCTTATTCAAATGCCGGGCGATACTCAAACGCTTACAGCTAAACAGAAAATTCATCGTGAAGGTAAATCTATTATTGGTGTTGGAACTGTTAAGTTTAGTGAATTTGTTCTTGTAGATGAATATTCTATCGTAGGTGTTTGGATTGAATCTCCTGCCGTTAATAATTAAACTATGCTCAATCCTTTTGTTTATGATAAGTTAGTTCCTTTCGTAGATGAACGTATTGAAAAACATCTTAAACCTTATGTTCTTCGACGACCTGCTTCTTATAAACGAAGTGTTGCGGCTTGGGAAAAGTTAAGACCTGACCAAAAGGCGAAAGTATTAGAGTTACTGGAAAGAACACAAAAGGATAGTGTTGCCAAAGCTATGATGCGAGGAGATGAAGTTGTTAGTGTTCCTCGTGTTGGTAGATTTGAATATAGTCCAGCTAAGTTCTTTAAGAAAACTCATGCTGAGGAACTTGAAGGTTTAAGTCGAGAGGAACGTAAAGCAAAGATTATTGCTTATCATATTGCTAATCGTCGTAGACGTAGAACTGCCGAAGAAGATGGGAAGAAAATGCGTTTCAGAAAAGATTTTGCCAAAGGGTAGAATACTGTACTTTAATGAAGAGGAACATAAGTACACAGATGATTTAGGTAATGGTTACATATCTGTTACTACTCTTATTGGTAAATATACGCAAGAATTTAAGAAAGAAGAAATTGCCGCAGCGTGTGAACGTATAGGTAAGAATCCTCGACATCCAAAATATCAAAAATATAAAGGTAAAACTAAGAAACAAATTCTTTGGGAATGGGAACAAGAAACTATTAAGGCTTGTGATAAAGGAACAAAGAAACATAATTACCTTGAAACTGCTATTAAGACTTGTAACGGATATAAGCTGAACGCTAATGGTTTTATCAATGATAGAATCTATACGATAGATGATATTGTTGGTAGTCATAAATACGGTAAGCTAAATCTTGAATATTTTGTTAAGACTGGTATTCGAGAAAAATATCCTGATATATTTAGTCTGATTGCTGCTCTTGTTACGAAAGGTTATCATATTTACGCTGAGATTGGTGTTTATGATAGTCAAAACCTTGTTTCCGGTCTTATTGATATTCTCTTAATTCGTGATAAGGAATTTATTATTTTAGACTGGAAAACCAATAAAGCTCCAATTAGATTTGAAAGTGGTTATTATGATAAGAAACTTGATGGTACACTTAACCTCAATAATTTTATTTATAAAGAGGAATATTTTGGTGCACCACTTGACCACCTCGCAGATAGTATAGGTAATCATTATGCAATGCAACTTTCTACTTATGCTAATCTTGTTGAGAGCTGGGGTTATAAAAATGTAGGAATTATTCTCTGTCATATTAGAACTATTCAGAATCAATTTCAAGACGAAAATGAAGAAGATGAGGAAGTCGTAGAAATGTATGATATTCCTTATCTTAAAAATGAAGTCGAAATGATGATTGCTGATTATTCAAGTAAACATATTTATAAAACTGCTAAAACACTTTTCTAAGTTATGAAAACTATTAAGATTTATTATATAGATACTCGTGGTAAACTTGCAGTAAATCTTATTAGGATTTTTAATAGTAATTATCGTGGGCAACTATAAAATTTAGTTTGGACGATAGAAGTGTTATAAGTGATGATGCAAATGGTATCGCCAGTGGGCGTCCAACCCACTCCCCCACCGGGTGAGGGTGCGGAGCACCCGAAAGGCCGAGCGGAGCGAGGCCCACACAAGTTACAAAAAGTATTACAAATATGAAAGCAACTAAGGAATCAAAATATAACGCATTATTTAATAAACTTATTGATGTAAATGATTTACCAAATAGACTTATTGAAATTGCTAAAGATTTAGAATATCCTATATTTAGGAAAAATGATAAATATCCTATTAATCTTAATATCTGGGGTATTCGTTCTAAAAGTACTTGTACTAAACATTATAACGATGTTATTGTAATGTTTTATGAACGAGATTTTAATATATGGGAATGTATGGTTTTTGAAGCTACTACTGACCCAAGTAATTTAAATCTTGAAACTCCTGTTAATAATAAAGGTTGTGCAGTTCTTCGAGAAGGTGTACACAAAGCTCTTTGGAAAATAGGTAAACATAAAGGACAATATAAAGCACTTGTTCAAGCTAATCCGTGTCAAGTAATTCGTGACAATAATCGAGATGACAAAATTGATATTACCGATAATACTGACTTTGGTATGTTTGGTATTAATTTACATAGGGCGTCAAGCTGGAAAGTAAGTGACGAGATTGGTCTTTATTCTGCTGGTTGTCAAGTTATCAAAGATGTGAATCAATGGAATGATGTTATTATTCCTTTGTTTGATAAGGCGATTGGTAAAGGAACTCAATCTTATGTTCTTATTAATGAAATGGATTTAGATTTGTAAGTTATGAAAGATACTGTTCGATATATATTTTATATTGTTTTGATTCTTGCGATTGGTATTGGAGCTACTTATTTTGGTAGATATGTTAATCGTAAGTTTTTAGGTATTGAAAGACATGATGAAACTATTAAATCTTTAAGGGATAGTCTTAATAGTTTCATTAAGAAATATGATAAGATTATTAATGAACAACAATTTGTTATTGATAGTCTTAGAGGAATTGAACAAAAAACTATTACTATTTATGAGAAAGCTGAAAGTGATTTTAATGATAGTAATATCATTAGTGATGATTCCGTTCTCCGCTATATCGCAAAAAAGATACAAGATTGATGGCGATACGGTTATTGTTTTTACTCCGAAAGAAACTCGTAAGTTAGCTATAAAACTTCTTGAAGGTGAAAAATATGAAAAACTTTATCTTACTGCCAATGAAATTCAAAAGGTACAAGATAGCGTTATATCTTTCCAGTCTTATCATATTGCTATTCGTGATAGTCTTTTGGTTGTTTCTTTTGGTGGTCTTGATTCACTCAATAGTAAACTAATTGATTATCAAGAAAGATATTTAGTTGAACGAAAAAAGAAACGTAGAAATGGTTGGATTGCAGCTGGTTCTATTGCTTTGAACGCTGTATTAATATTTGTATCAAGTCGATGAGTAAAATTAAAAATTATATTCCTAAGAATTGTGTATTAGCTGGTGTTGATATTCTAACTGTTATTACAGAGAATAAACAAAACGCTGGAAATCTCGGTAAATCTTCTATTGCTAATGGTGTAATTCAATTACAATCATTAGATTATGGAATTGAGATTTCTAACACACAAATGCAGAATACATATTTTCATGAACTTGTTCATCAAATGCTTAGTAGTATTGGTGAATTAGAATTAAGTGAAAATGAAAAGTTTGTTCAGAATATGGGAAATATGATATTTGAATTTCTTCGTACTGCTGATTGGATTAGATTAGAAGAGTTCAAACATAATAAGTTTTCTGATGCAGATAGTAATGCACCTTTTATTAAAGAAGGTATTGCTGAAATAAAATAATGTATGGTACATGGATTTAAGATAGAAAATGATAAACTAATTCTTGATGTAGAAGAAATACTTCAATATCCTTTACTTCAACAGATATATGCTCGTGATGATAGTAAAGATAAATCTTTTGCAGAAAAAGAATTTAGATTTATACTATATTTATCCGATAGAAAAGGTTATGTAACGAAAGCAGGACTTACTAAAAAAGAAGCTTATGCTTATGCTAAGTCTAATGCCGGTTTAGATGAATCTTATCTACCGGATAAAGTTGTTTTATCTGCTATTGAATTTGTAAAATCAAATCTTAATATTACAGCTGTCGAAGATTTAATTAATTCTACTATTAAATCTTTGAATCTTTCAAGTAAGTTAGTTCGTACATTAACTGATGGTATAGAAGATTTAATGTCGAAAGAACTTGAAATGAAAGATTTAGCTCTTTGTGAAGATACTCTTAAACAGATTATTAAAATTGCTAATGAAATTCCTGCACGAGTTGAAAGTCTTACTGAGCTTAATGATAAGTGGGATAAGATTGAAAAAGGTGTAACGTCAATTCGTGGTGGAGCTGAATACAGAGATAGCTATGACGGAACAAATGATAGAGCATCTAATGCTCCTAACGAAACAGAAACATTATCGTAAAGACAATCGTTATGGTTATGAAACTGGTCGAAGTCCGTTTATAGATTATATACTTGAAGATAAAGAAAGTTACAAGCCTTTATCTTCAAGTATTTGTCGTTTTACTGGTAAACCTTGGATTGACAAAGATAATGATTTTCTTATAGGTGAAAGTGGTGGTGTACTTATGAAGATAGACTTTGTTTTCGTAGGTACTGAAATATTCAGTCGTGTTGCAGACTTTTATGAGAAACATGGATGTTATTGTCTTGAACCTGATGATAGTCCTAATGCCATAAAATTTTGGCAACGTGAAATGGATAGACGAGTTAAAGGCGTTCAAGCATATTGTAAATTATACATTAAAGATATTCCTGCTTATTTAGCAGCTAAATCTGATGCTGAACGTAAAGCTTTACTTCATAAAGTTCGTATAACTGGCGACCATTATAATTATCTCAACTATGGTCGTATAGATCGTGCTCCTAATGAAAAAGAACGTAAACAATTAGATAAAGAAGGTCTTTTCAAAGTTCATACTGTTGCTGGATTTCCTCGTTTTTGGGATGGTGATTATTGGAATTTTAAGATAGATGAATTAATTGCTAACAACAGTTGTAATTTATGTAAAGCAAAAGCTCGTCGTAAAGGATTTTCATATAAACGAGGTAGTCAAGCAGCTAACACTCTAAATGCTAATAAGAACGTAACTGTTATTCTTGCTGCTGATACATTAGATTATTTAATTGTTAAAGATGCTACATCTTATATGGTTAAAGTTAATCTTGATTGGTATGAAAATCATACTTATTGGAAACGAGGTTATTTAAGTGAGAATTTCGATAAAGGTATTGAACTTGGATATAAAAAGACAAAAGAAGGTCAAAAGGCTTTTGGATTTCGTAGCAAACTTTTGAGTGTTGCTATTGGTAGAAATGAAAGTGCAGCTGTAGGTAAGAAAGCTATTGAAACTGATTTTGAGGAAGCAGGTAAATGTCCTAATCTTCAAAAAGCATTAGACGTTATGATGTCTAATAGTGAATCAGGTGCAATGCGAATTGGTACTATTCGTGTATATGGTACGGGTGGTACAAAAGGTGCTAACTGGGAAGCTTTTAGTAATTGTTTTTATAATCCCGGAAAGAACGATATGCTTCCTATGGAAAATATCTGGGATGCTAATAGTAGACATGCTGTTTGTGGTTTCTTTTTTCCTCAGATATGGGATTATGAACCTTTTGTAGAAGACGGTAATTCTTTACTGTTTGCTTCTTGGAAGGATGATTATGACAAGAAACGTGGTGCAGAAAAAGAGAAAGATGCTGGTGAATATAATATTTATGTAGGTCAACGTGCTAACAGTCCTAATGAGGCATTTACGAACACACAAGAGAACATTTTTCACAGTCCGGAACTTACTAATCATATTAACGCTATTAAATATGATAAGTCTAATCATTTTTATGAAGATGGTTGGTATATACTTGATGATGGACGTGTTAGATTTGTTACTAAACAGGAATGTATTGAACGAGCTATATTTGGTTCCGATAGATTCCATGAATATATAACTGATGTACCTCATAATTCAAAGACTGATGTTCATGGTTGTATAAGAGAGTTTTATTCTCCTATTCCAAATGATGGTAGTCTTTATTTTATTTCTTATGACCCGTATCGTGTAGATAAAAATAAAGAAGAAGTTAGTACAAAAAATTCACTTGCAAGTTTTCAAGTGTGGATGCGTACTAACAGTAAAACTCCTTACATGGGTAAACGACTTGTTGCTTCTTATTGTGGTCGTCTTGATACTATGGAAGCTGTCGATAAACTTGTTCTTTATGCTTGTTTACGTTGGAATTGTAAAGTTCTTTATGAGGCTGGTACTGGTGAACTTGTTACTAATTTCAAGAAATGGGGTTATAGAGATAAATTGTTGAAAGACCCAAGTAGTTATATTAATCGTAGTGTTGATGGCCCTCGTATTACTGGTTATGGTATTGTAATTGGTGATGGCGATATTAAGTTAGAGGGTATGCGCATGGTGCGGGATTTCTTATACGAAATTGTCGGAAAAACGTCCGACGATACACCAATATATAGATTTAATCAAATTTATGATATAAGTTTCTTATTAGAGTTGGATAGATTTATATTTGGGCGTAATGCAGACCGATTAAGTTCGGCTATCGTTGCAATGTTTGAATTTCGTAAAGATTCCCTTTTACTTGAACGAGAAGCTAACTCGAAAAGTAAAACTAATAACACTGGTCGTAAAGTTAATAGATTCCTAAAATGAGTGAACGTGATTTAAGAGCAACTCCACTTGTTATGCCTGACCAGCGTGCAAGTACTGCTACAAAACAAACGAAAGCTTGGTACATTCCTAATTGTAATTATTGGATTAATCTTGCTATTGGTCAGAATGATAAAACTGTTACGCAGAAATTTCTTGATGCTGCTAATGGTTTAGTAGACCCTAAGACTTATGAATATGTTCTTCGGAATTATATTGATAAGGTTGGTGAGAAAGCTGTAATGTATGGTGAGATACGTGATGTAGATTTTCTTACTCCTATTAAAGAACGATATATGGGAGAATTTATTAATATGTTCTCTAATTATCAAGTATTTAATAATGACCCTTCTGTAACTCTTGCTCGCAATAAAGTTCTTGCTGATAAAGTAATGGCTTATTGTAATCAAGAAATTATTAATCGTCTTAATGAAGCAGGATTTAATACTGGTCAAAAGACAATTAAGCAAGGTGAACTTAACGATATTATTGAGGAAGTTCTTAACGATTGGATTGATGATGTAACTATTACAACTCAAAAACGTCTTGAACTTATCAATACTATCGTTGAAGCGAAAGACAAGTATCAACAATGTTATTTCTATTGGTGGGCTTGTGAAGAGGTTTATACTTATCGAGAAGTTTATAAAGGTGATGTTTATCTTCAAGTAATATCTCCTCTCGAATATTATCGTATTGAAAGTGGTCAACGATATATTGAAGATGATGATGCAGGACTTCGTGTTTATCGAATGACTATTCCGCAAATCATTGATAGATTCCGTGATGAGCTTACCGATGCAGAAATGAATTATCTTAAAGATATTTATACTGTATCTCCTAAATATGATGCTCCCGATGGTATAGTTCAAATCTTCAATAAAACAGATTTTGCTGAACGTAAAGCTATCTTACATACTAACGCAGAAGCACTTCGTAGTGAAGCTCGATTATATGGTAAAGAAATTGATATTTATCATTATGTTTGGAAAACTGAAATTAAACAAGGTATTCTTAAACATCGAGATTTATTAGGAAATATCGTTGAAAGTGTTGTAGACGAGAATTATAAATTTGATGCTTCTGCTGGTGATATTGAAATTGAATGGGAATGGATAAATCAAGTTTGGGAAGGTTGGCGTATCGGTGGTTGTCATAGTGGTATTTATATTAAGCCTCGACCTATCGAAGTTCAACGTGAAAGGTTTAACAATTATAGTGATTGTAAATTACCTTATAATGGTATTGTAGGTTTACATAAAGATAATCTTCGTAATCCTATTCCTTTCCGTGTTTTACCTTATCTTGCTCTGTATCGTATTTATACTTTACAACAAGAACGTGCAGTAGCTAAGTTTAAGTCTTGGTTATTATTCCCTGAAAGTATTCTCGCTGATAGTAGCGATATGACTACCGAGGAACGTCTTGCTGTTGCGAATAAAGATAGTTTTTTACCGTTTGATGATTCTGATGCACAACCTAATGCTTTACAATCTATTCGAGAAGTAGCCACAAGTGCTATTACGAATTATATTCAAATGCTTGATAATCTTAAACAAGGTTTGAAAGCAGAAGCTTGGGAAGCAGCTAATATGAATAATGCTCGCTTTGGTGATGCCAAAGATTATGCTGGTAAGGCTGTTAATGAATCGAATTATTCTCAAGCAATGACCGGAAGTGTTTGGAGTCTTGAATGTTTTAATCTCTTCCGTGAACGTGATTATGTTGCAAATATTGATTACAGTAAGTTTGCTTGGATTGACGGTAAACGAGGTTCTTATGTAGACCCGACAACTAATAAAGTTGTTGTAGTTGATATTGATGGCTCTTCTGATTTCTCTGGTAATATTGGAATTTATATTCGTAATAATGCCGATGTTCAGAATAAGTTGAACATGATGAAAGAACTTGCATTTAGTGCAGGTCAGAATGACCAACTGGAAGTTGCTATTGAAGCTATTGAAAACAATAATATTACTTCTATTGCTAAGAATATTAAGAAAGCTATTCAAGCTCGTCGAGATTATGAACTTCAAATGCAACAAGTTCAACAACAAGCTCAAGCTGAAGTTGAACAAATTGTTAGTCAACGTGAAGCAGCTAAGCAAGAATTTGAAGCTCAACAAAATGCTCTTGATAGAGAACATGATGTTAATCTTGAGATTCTTAAACAAGAAGGTGAAAAAGAGATTTGGAATATGCGACTTAAAGTCGATACCAATGGAAATGGTAATATAGATAAAGATGAAGCTATGGCTGCTCAATCTGGTTACACTGCTTCTGATGTTAATAGAATAAAGTTACAAAAAGAATTAAAGCAATGATGACCGAGAATTATCGACGGAGAGCAAGAGAACCTGCAAGATAATGCTACTATAATTATTGATAATATATTATATATGGTATATCTTTGTTCATGTAATAATATTCAACTATAAATAAATACTAATATGGCTGTTGAAAAAGTTGTTATACCTGATGATGAAACTCAGGAACAAAAACAAGAACGTCTTCGTAAAGAATTAGAAGAACGTAAAGCTAAGGAAGCTAAAGAAGCTCAAGAAGCTGAAGAACGACGTAAAGCTGAAGAGGAAGCTGCTCGTAAGAAAGCTGAGGAAGAAGGTGGAAAGGGTGATTCTACTGATAATGGTGAAGAAGAAACTGAATCAGAACAAGTAGAAATTGATGGTACTCTTTACACACTTGATGATAACGGAAACGCCGTAGATGATAATGGCGAAATTAAGTTCACAAAAGAACAGATTGATGCAATGTCTGATGAAGAGCCTAATGAATTAGACGGTGATTATATCGAAGCTATTTCAAAAGCCAGTGGCATTGTTATTAAAGATGAGAAAGGTGAACCTATTAAGTTTGAACCTACGATTGAGGGTTTTGCTAAACGTGAAGCTGCTGTAAAAGCTCTTGGTGAACGAGAAGGTTTTGCAAAAGGTTTCAATGAATTTTTAGCTAATAATCCTGATATTGCAGCTCTTGTTGAATATAAGAGTAAGTTCGGTACAATCGAAGGTTATTCGGCAAATGTAGATTATAGTAAAGTTGAAATCAAAGATGATGATAACTTACTTGCTGATTTAATCTATAAAGCTGAAATTCAAAAAGGTACTTCTCCGGAACGTGCCAAACGAATTGTTGAGTTTGCAAAAGCAAATAATACTCTTAAAGATGATGCAACTGAAAGTCTTAATTGGTTGCGTAAAACTCAAGAGAGTGAGATTAAAGCAATTCGTGAACGTGAGGCCAAAGAAATGCAGGCTGAACTTGAAAAAGAAATTAAATACTTTGGTGTTTCGTATGAAGATGATGGTACTGTCAAAGTTCATAATGCACCGGGTAGTCTTTATGATTTAATTGTTGTTAAAGGTCAGATTGGAGAATACGCTCTTCCGAAAGAAGGTCTGAGAATTAAGACAACTGATGGTGAGAAACTTGTTTCTCGTCAAGAGTTATTTGATTATTTTTCTCGTCCTGTTCAAGAGATTAATGGAATGGTTTATAGTCAAGCACAGATTGATGAGATTAATCGTCTTTCTAATCCTGCTGAATTGGCTATGCGATTTATTATGAATCTTGATGGTGGAGTTGACCAACTGATTAAAGCTGAACTTGCTAAAAAAGAAGTTAAACGTCTTCGTTCATTAGCAAGTAAGACTGGTAAAAACAATGGTAATTCTAAGGTTACAAAGACTGCAAAGGATGATAAAATTGTTTTACCTATTAAATAAAGCAAATGTTCTTGCCTTATAATAATAACTTAACCAAAAATCTAATTTACAATGCGTGAAATTGGAACTGTAAAATTTGACTCGAATCAATATACAGATGCTAATATGCTTCTGAATTTTGATTTGATTGACCCTGTTAAACTTAATCGTAATCTTACTTATCTTTGGGGTAAGGATAGTGACAAGTATCCTCTTCTTACTCTTACTGAGGGTCAAGGGGCTGTTACAACAAAAGTTAAGCTGAATGGTGGTGATACTCAATATACTTGGGAAATTGCTCCTCGTCAGCGTGTTACTTCTCGTCTGAAAAAGCTGGTATCTGATAAAAGTGCTATTCAGCCTTACGGAACTGTTGAGGTTGAAATGGAGGATAATTGGTTTATTTATCAGCACACGGCTATTGCTCCTTCGGGTATGCAATGGCGTATTCAGAATGAGGGTATTGCTACTTCGACTGGTGGATACGTTTATCGTTTTACCAATATGTCGGGTGCTCCTATCTCGGCTGATGCTGTTGCAAAAGACTTCATTAGTGGTGCTATTTGGGCATTAGGTGCTTCGACTATTCCGGGTAGCAAGTCTGACGGAAACCGCTCGAACAACCAATCGTTCAGCAAGGCAACCAACCAGTATGGTTACTACCGTTTCTCGAAAGAGATTGCTGGTAACATGGGTAATAAGGTTGTTAATATTGCCTTTGATACTGCATCTGGTGGTGAGCGTAGTCTGTGGATGCCTTACGAAATGAAGATGTGGGAAATCATGCGACGCGAGATGCTCGAAGAGGACTTGTGGTTCTCGGAGTACAACCGTGATTCGAATGGTATTATCCACTTAAAGGATGAGAAGACTGGTGAGGCAATTCCTCGTGGTGCTGGTGTTCTTGATATTCTCAAGGCCGTTGGTAATTATGAAACGTATTCTGTTCTGACACTTAATCGTTTCGACCGTATCATTACTCGTATCTTTGACAATCGTATTGATTCTACCGTTGAGGAACTTGTTCTTTATTGCGGTAAAGGTTTTGCACGAATGTTCAATGATGCTATTTACTATGATGCTCGTCTTAAGAATTACTTTGTAACTCTTGGTGATAACGAGATTAAGAGCGATGGTGAAATGATGTCTTATGGTAAGTATTTTAACCGTTATAAGATGTTTAATGGTAAGATTCTTACTGTCAAGATTGTTGATATGTTTGACCACGGTATTCGTGCTCGTCGTGACCGTGAAGCCGGTAATATGTATCAAGGTCTGCCTATTACTTCTTATAGTGCTGTATTCCTTGACCATACTATGGGTTCGAATGGTGAGCGTAATATTAAGTTTGTTTGTGAAGAGGGTCGTGAGTATAAAGTAGGTGTCTATAAAGGTATGGCTGAACTGCCTGCTTCGTGGGGACTTGCAAGTGGTACTCAACTGTCGGATACGAAGGATATTGCTTCTTATGAAGTTCTTGGTTCGCAGGGTATCAATATTGATAATCCTACTACTTCGTTCTGGCTTGATTTAGCTCTGAACTAAACACCCAATTTGAGTAGTAATAATCGAAAGGTTATTACTACTCATTAACATATAAAAGATTGAATAACTTAAAATGTTAAAAATATGATTAAAGTTAATCGTTCAGTTCGTATTGAATGGAGGAACAATCCTTCTTCTTTTGAACTTCGGAATAAAGATGCTTTCAAAACTGACTTTCTTCGTCTTGGTTCTGCTATTCGTCCTGTTAATGAATTGCTGAGCCGTAGTGAGGAAATGCGAGTTCTTCTTCCTACTGTTGTTGGTGTATCTCCTATTGATAGTTCTTGGCAAGAACGAATCACTACATACTTAAATGATTTTCTTCTTGAGATTCCTGTTCATGGCTTAGAGTTTGATACTTCTTACGTTTTAGATTTAGGTAATCCTGCTCTGAAAAGTAATATCGACGAACTTATCGGTAAACTTAAAAAAGCTGATAAGATTAAGAATGAAACTGGTTCGGAACTTGAAGCTATTGTTCTGAAACGGATTAAGGAACTTGATGAAACGGAACTTTATAAGTATGTTACTTTTGTTAATATTCCCGATTATATTAGTTGGAGATATTGCCTTTTAAGTAGCAAAGTTGCTAATAAGGTTGAAGACATTAATAAGAGCGTCAATATTCAATTTTATCTTACTTCGGATAGTGAGCGTAAAGCACTCAAAGCTGCTCGGACGAAACTTCGCACTGATGCTCTCAAGAAATATACAGAACTTATTAATAATCCGAATAGCGCACTTATCGACAATGTTGTTGTATCGACAGGTAGCGTAGGCGATTATTCGGAATTTATGGCAATGACTGCCGATGATAAGCAATCTGTTCTTCTTGAACTTATTGACAGTGACCCACAGAAGTTTATTAGTATTGTTGATGATAAACATCTGGAGATGAAAGCTAAGATTACTATTTATCTTTGGATGAATATTATTCGACAACTTCCAAATAGTTCTATCATTGTCGATGCTTCTAATCCGGAAAATGTTATTGGTAATAATATTAATGATGCTATCTCGTATTTCTCGAATGATAACAACAAAGGTATTGTTGCCGAGTGGAACGCGAAGTATCGTAGTTTGAAAGGTTAGTCATGTATGAAACGGTAAAAGAGTTACACATCGAAATAGAGCAACGAATACAGCAGATAACATCTAATAGACATCGGAGTATTGCTCCTCAGTTTATTGATATGATGCTGAATCGAGCTGCCGTTAAATATATACAAACTAAATCAAATAGGAAAACTAATTATAAAGGCGAAGGTCTTGAGGATAGTAAAAAACGTGTAGATGATATTCAATCATTAAAACGTGAAACTCCGTGGCTTAAACTTAAACGTGATAAGCAAGATGCGGATTATCCAAATAGAGCTTTCGTTATTCTTCCGGGTGATTATCTAAAACTTATTTCTTCTACTTCTCGATTAACTTATGGTAAAGCTCGACTTGTTGAGAACTTACATGAGGTTTATCCTGATGATGAAGTTAAGAATTTGTATTATCATCTAATTGATTTGTCTAAAATTACCTTAACTGGTGATGAATTTAATGGACAAATTATTGTTAATGGGAATGAGATTGATATTTCAGATATTCTTTCTTTTTATGATAGTGATTCAGATAAGATTGATTTGTATGAAATTGCAGGTTTAACTTGTGATAGATTACGTCAAACTCTTTCTAATGAATATAATGTTTATTGGGAGAATCTAATTGGTCGTTATTATAAAGATTGTATTATTATTACTTCTAATGCAAAAGATGAAATTACATTAAAAGTTAATAATACAGACATTCCTGTTATTACTTATAATACTACTTATGACGAGTTCATAAATGTAGGAAATAAGTTTTCTGAAAATGATTTAATTGCTACCGAAAATATTCGAGCTACTCTAAACAACTTCTATGGTAATAAAAATAGACATCTTAATCCAATAAGTGAACTTGTTGATGATAGGCTGTTTGTTTATTATGGTGATGATTTTTGTGTTGATGCGGTTAAGATTTCATATATTAAGAAGCCACGTCTTTTTAATATTGATATTAACCAAATGTCAGATATGGAAGTTACACCTGATTTCATAGATAGTGTAGTTAGCGATATTCTTCTTGTTCTTAAAGATGACAGTTTTAGTGCTGTTAAACAACAATCAAATTTAGAATAGAAAATGAAAAGTGTAATTGTCGCAAATGATTTTCTGACAACACTTGCTAATAATGATATTAGCAAGTTGACTCGCGGACAAGCTGTTCTTCTTAATTCGGCTGGTAAAGTCGTTGCAGCTGCTTCGGATGTCAAGGATGACGAAATGTTGCAGTTTGTTCTTGGTCTTGGTGATGGCAAGGTTAAACGCGGCGTTTGGATTAATCCTAAGTGGTCGAAACAACATAAGGAAAAGTATCTTGCTCCTGCTGGTAAAACGTATAAGTTTACGAATCTCGTAGCTAATCGTGGTATTGGTTATCAAGGTTTCGATGCTGAGGTTATTATCTCGTGTAAGCCTATTAATTCGTTTGGTGGTTATCCTCTGGAAGTTTACAATGCCAGCGTAACTATCAACGGAATTGACGAAACAAGTGCTGATATTATTGCTCGTCTGAAAGTTGAGGTTGAAAAGACTTTGACTAAAATTAATGCTCGCTTTGGTGCTGATAGCATTACGATTGATGATTTCACCGAAGCAAGTGTTACGTTCACTGGCGCCGCAGGTTTTGAGTATTATGTGACGTTTGATGGTATTCTTCGTGCTACGCTTGAAGAGGGTACTGAGAATCAAACTCCGGTTGGTACTTATGACCAAGTTGCTAAACTTGAGAAAGAAGCAGATGTTGCCGGTGTAGGTTATAATCCTAATTTCAAGGAATATGACCGTGTTTATGGTGATATTTTTACAGCTACCGAGGGTGTTATGTATGACACTTATGTAATTACTTCTCGTGCTGATTTCACACATCCCTTTAATTTACATACAGAGGGTTTACAGGTTACTCAATTTATTGCTATTGACAATACTAAAACTTCTGCAATTACTGCACTTGAAGAGGTATTGACACTCATTAAGTAAGAAATTGATTTGTTAAAAATGTAACCACAAGGATAACTCCTAATGCTATTAATTGTGGTGTTAGGAGTTATTCTCTTAATGATGCTAATGTTATGTGACAAGTGGGCGTGCAACCTCCTGCCCCACCGGGGAGCGAGGCCGCAGGCCGAGCCATACAAGTTGCACCATTATTATTATTAATCGTCATATAACAATAAATACGATTAGTATTATGATAAAGAGAATATGGAATAAAATAACTACTTTTTTAAGTGGTTATTATTCAGAACATAAAGACGATATTATTATTGGTTTCGTCATTGCTACTGTCGTAGGTATTTTATTTAAAGCTACTGTTGCTACTTGGTTTATGAGTTTATGGATTACATTAGCTTATCAAATCATTATTTGTGGTATTCAAGCTGCAAGAAAGAAAGCAATAACTGGTCTTAAAATTCATCCTATTATTATTAACTTTGTAGTTGGAGTATTTATTTCGTTATTGTTCTTGGTATGGCAGTAATTAATCTTCGAAATGTTGTAGCGCTCGGTGTACTTGAAGATGGTGTATATCCAAGTGTTTATAATGGCCAAACCGGAGAATATATTGGTACAGTAGATGGTGAAGGTGCTGGTGTTAAAACAGTTCCTACATTATATATGTACTATCGAAAGAACGGCCACCTATATTTATATAGGACAAAGGAGAGGATTGAAATAGACTTAACTAATGTAACTGCTTACGATAATAGTGCTCTATTTAAGCTAACTGAAAAATCTGATATTAGTTCTGCAAAGATTACCGAGTTTGAATCTCGAAATATTAATGTAGGACATTATGAATATAAAGTTCCGTGGGTTAAATCAACTCAACAGTATCTTTATATACTTGTACCGATTGTTCGTTCTATACATACAATTACAGTACAAGGTATCATAAGTAATCAGATATTTACTCTTACTGGTATTTATGTTCATGAAGGTAAATCTTGGTGGATTTATCGAACGAATGTAAAGACCAATTTTGATTTTAATGATGCTGTTAATGAGATTCTTGATGTTCAAGTATATGTTCGTGAGCTTACAGCTGAGGACTTAAATCCTGTTGAACAACTTACAAAACTTTTATTTGAACATATTAATAATAAGTTTAATCCTCATGAGGTAACAAAAGAACAAGTTGGTCTTGGCAATGTTGATAACACTGCCGATATGGATAAACCTGTATCTCGACCTCAAAAAGAGTACATTGATGCTCTTGAAAATAGGGTTAAAGGTTGGTTCAAACAGTTGAATGTTTGGATTAACAATCATGTTACAGAAGTTAATAAGAAGTTTCAAGATGTTTGGGCTGCTATAAACAAGAAACTTGATAAAGAAGATTACGAGAATGACAAAGATAATTTCAATGCTCATATTCGTAATTATAATAATCCTCATAGAGTTACTGCCGCACAAGTTGGTTTACCAACAGCCGCAAGTGATATTGAGAAATTAAAACAAAAAGCTCAAGAACTTCAAGGTTTGCTTATTAATAAGCAAGATAAAACTTCTGAAGAACTTGTTACTGATAATAAACGTATTGTAGATGCTATTAATGAGATTTATGGTATTGTTGTAGAACACAATAATCATGTTCGTAGCAACAGTATTAATCAAATTGAAGTTACAAGCGAAATTCCTACTACGTTTGAAGATGGTACACTTTGGATTCGTATTCCTCGAAATGAAGAAGATTATATAACAATTAAGATTGAAGCTGTTCCGGTTGATTCTACTATACGAATGATTAATTCGGAAGGTAAAGAATCAGCAGGTATTGGTAGTGCAAGTCTTGAATGTTTAATTCAAAGTCGTTTACATTATATTGTAGAAAAAGAGAATTACATTACAAAAGATGTTTATGTCGATGTAGGTGTTGAAGATACGACAATTAATGTTGTTCTTACACCTAAGACTAAAAAGACATTAACTGTAAATGCAACTCCTGATAATGCTTTAATTATATTTACTGATAAACCTTCTAATGTAGTTATTGCTCAAGGTACTGGTACTCTTACATATGAAACTTATGACCCGCGTGATATTTTGATTCAGGTTGGTGCAAATGGATATGAAACTTATGAAGAGCGTATTACATTAGATGAGAATATAATTCGTGATATTACTCTTATTGCTCTACCGGTTGAACAAGGTGCTGTAAGTCTTACGGTAGTTGATAGCGAAACAAAGGCCAAAATAGCCGCATACGTCTATGATAAAGACACGGGTGGTATATTAGGTCAAGTTACAAAAGATACGCCGCTACAACTTACCGGAGATGTCAATACGAGCCGAATTTTGAGGTTTGTTTCGTCGGGTTATATAGAGGTTGAACAACTGGTAACTTATGCAATTCCTACCGCAGAAGTTACTGTTGAAATGGATAAAGTTCCAGTTCAATCTGGTACTATCTATGCAACTGCTGTAAATACTGAATCTACTGCTTTAGACGGTGTTACGTTTGAGTATAAACTCAGTACTGAAAGCGATTGGAAACCTCTTAATAATGATGAATCGACTGCTGGCAAATCTGAGGCTGTTACAGCTCCAGTTGGAACAAGTGTTGATTTCCGAGCTTCTAAAACTGGTTATATAACTAACACTGGAACTGGTACGATTAATTCTACTGGTGAACATAGTGTTACTATTGTACTTGAAGAGTTACCGCCTGAACCCGAAGAGGTTTCTGTAACCATCAAGGCTTATGAAATTTATGATAGTAATAAACTTTATTTAGCTGCTGATATTAAAGAAATATCAAGTACTGGAACTACTGTTGGTACAACCAGACCTGATGAACCTTTGGTAATCACAAAGAATAAAGGTAATGTTACAACTTATTATGCTTTACCGTTATCTTCTGATTGGTATAATATTGGTAGTGAAGAAGTAGTATTTGATACTGATAAAACAGTTGAGATATTATGTCTTCGTAATAATAACGGCCTTATTAAAGTTCGTACACGGGATGCTTTAACTGGTTGCATGATTAGTAATACCATTTATGATGAAACTGGTAAAAAGATAGGTAACTGTGATTCATCAGAAGATGGTTATGTTAGTGAAGCTAATCCGATTGGTTTCGAACGTAATTATAAGACTTTAGGCGATACTCGTTATGAAGCTACTGAACCTGCATTGTTTATTGCAGCTAAACCTTCTGAAGCTGTTGTCAATTATATTGATTTACATCCGAAAGAAGGTCAAGATTATATAGCTCTTAAATTTGTAGATTCTGTTACTAAAGCTCCTATTACCACAGGTATTAGTTGTTGGTTTAGTTCTTCTGTTAAAACTATCGTTACTGATTATCAAGGTATAGCTCATATTAGTGGTACTTATGATTCAAAGGTTGTAATTTTGGTTAGACGTGATGGCTACACTGAATATAATCAAAGTTATGATAATCTTGCAAATCATAGTGTTACAACTATTGAATTAGTACCTGAACCAGTATTTGAAAATGATGGTATTGACTATATGCAAATAGAAGGTAATGGTATTGAACATCCTATATTTAGGGTTGGTAATGTCGAATCTAATTAACGGTTTAATGATATGAAAGAATCAGTAATTCGCAAAGTATTTTGTGCCTTAAACTGGCCTCCGAAAACTGGTGCTTTTCAGAAGTTAATTACTTTTGTAGTTGAAGGTTTAGCCACTAAGGCTGAATCTTCAACTGTTCAAGAATTACAAACAAAAGTAGAAACTCTTGAAGGTACTGTTAATACATTACAAGAAACTGTTACTACTTTAAGTGGTAAAGTAAGTACATTAGAGAGTAATTATACTTCTTTGGAAAGTCGTGTAACTGCTCTTGAAACACCGAAAAGTTAATATTAATCTACAACTATGGCACAACTTAATCTTCTTGAACGAGCTACGGAAGCTGTCGTAATGCTTAATGGTAATCGTCGGCAGGTTCTTGATATGTGGCTTAATGGTAAAAAAGTTTGGCCAATAGATGAACCTGTTGTAGAATTAGCTGTTGATAAAACTCTTGTTATTCTAAATAAAGATAATAATTATCATGATACCATAACTGTTTTCGCAAGTGATACAGCTGAATGGGAATTTGGTAATTAGTTTGTTATTATAGTTAATCAACCAAAAAAAAAACAATGGCAACTATTCCGAGTTATTTATCTTGGGTTCCTAAAACTGGTACTGGAAATGCACAGATTAAGATTAATTCTGTGAATCCTTATACTGGTCGTACTGATAGAAGTACTAAAGTTCCCGGTAAGATTGTCGGAAAGACTAACGCAGTTACAGTCACGGTTCTTGAAAAGGCTGCTGACGAATTTATTACTCCCGATGGTTTAACTATTAATGTTGCTAAAGGTGGTGAAACAATTCATGTAATTGGTAAGTCTAACTCGAAACTTCTTACATTTACATGGAAAACTAACTTCGGTATTGCAAAAGTAACATCATTTAAGGTTAATGGTAGTACAACTGCTACGTCTGGTACTGCTATTACTGGTGACCCCGGTGCTACTGGAGAATATACTTATGATGTTACTGTTGTTGTACCGAAGAATGAAACTATTAAAGCTCGTTCTGCAACTCTTGAAATCAAGGGTGAAGGTTCGACTGTTCTTAAAACTATTACTATTACTCAGGCTCTTGGTGACAGCTATCTGTATCTTAATTCGCAGGGTACAACTACCGCAACTGTTACTATTCCGAAGGGTGGTGGTGAGCAGACTCTGAGTGTTCTGTCGAATGACGAATGGACATTCGAACCTGCTGAATAAATTAATTAATCATTTATGAGTGTTATCACTAATAAATGGAATGACGGGAGTGGAGATTCAATTACTATTGAATCTCCCTCTTTTCAAGGAAATCAGACTGTTAAAATTTCATCACCTGTTCAAAAGGGTACTTCTAAAAGAAGTATGAAGTTTATTGGAAAGTGTAAAAAAGATTCCAGTAAACAAGTTATTCTTACTGTTGAACAAGAAGCATCTGTTTATACATATGATTTAACTTTAAATAGTGATAATACTGAAATTGCCGCAAAAGGTGGAACTGCAACTATTACAGCTGTACTTAAAACGTATCGTAATGGTAATTTAGTTAGTACAGATAATGTTACACCAGTTCTATCGGGAAGTGCTACTGGATTTTCTATATTTGGTACTACTGTTACTGCAAGCAATCGAACTACCACAGCTGGTAACAAGAGAGCTATTGTTGTAACTGGTAAATATTCAAATACATTTGATGGTCAAACAGTATCATCAACTATTACTATTTATCAAGAAGCTAATATGGCTTCTTATGGTGCTTTAACAAGTGGTTCTGTTTTAGCATCTGATATTCCTGCAAGTGGTGGAACATCTTCGACTAATGTTACTAATATGTCACAGACAATTAGTTATACATCTGGTTCGACTCGTGCTGGTACAGTTACCTATTCAAAAACAGATGAAATTACAGTTTCTTCTCTTGGAACCACAGTTAAGGCAAGAACTAAGGTTGGACAAGTTACTGTAACTTATACTGGTGAGGGTGGTGCAACTGCCAATAAAACCGTTGATATTTATCAAGCTGAAAATAAAGTAACTAATAGTAATTACAATCCTCGAATTACTGCTTATGGAACTCCTACTATAAGTATTGGTAGTGGTTTGACAGCAGCTGGTGGTTCTGCGACTGTAAGTGCTTCTGTTACTAATACTGAAACTTATAATGCTTTGTATAGTTCGGGTGCTACTGGCCCGAATCAAACACGAAGTGTTGGTGGTAGTTTATCAATTTTTATGACTGCTAACGGTAATAGTAGATTCAGTTTATCTGGAAATACGATTACTCATAGTAGTATGGGAACTAATGAAACTACTGATACTATTACTATAAAAGCTGTAAATGACGGAGATAGTTCTAAATCAGCTACGGCTTCTAAGAGTATAACAAACAGTAAAACTGTTAAATCTACTTCTGGTGGTATTTATACATATGGTAATATAACAGCTGGTGCAATTACGAATGCTACGATTCCTGCAAGTGGTGGTTCTGCTACTGCTAAAGCTGGAAATGGTACTCAAAGTTGGAACAAGTCTGCTACTATTACTACTTATCAATATGATTCTGGTTCTACAAAAGATGTTACAACTGAAAATGCTTCAAGTGGAACAAATAATGTTTCACCGAGTATTGCTTCTATTGAAGCTACTGCATCTTCAAAAGGAACCATTGTTTCTTCTCAAACTACTGTAAAGAGTCAAACTGTTACTTGGTCAGCTAATGGTAAATCTACAAGTGGAACAATGTATATTTATCAAGCGGCTAACAAAATTGAATCTTATAATTACGGTAGTTGGAATATTGCTATTTCGGCAAATCCTACAACTATTGCTGCATCAGGTGGAACTTCTACTATTACAGCAAGTTGTACGAGAACTAAAACTCCGGTTTATACATCTGGTTCTACTGGAACAGCTACTACTGAATCTGCAACTCCAACGTTAGCAATTAGTGGTACTGGATTTACATTAAGTGGAACTACTGTTACAGCTTCAAAGAATAATGTTGCATCTCGAACTGCTACGGTAACTGCTTCATATTCTGGAGCTACTTCTAAATCTGTTACTATTACTCAATCAGCTGGGCCTGATGGTATTGGTTATATGCAGATTCAAGGTAATGGTATTGACCACTATATTTTCCAAGTTGGTCGTACACCAAATACTCGTTCTAATGATGTTCAAACTTTATCAGAAGAACCTGCTGAAGTTGCAACAGAAACTAAATCTGAAAGTTTGTTTGCTAAAATTAAACGTATTGTTACTAATCTTAATTAATCAAAAATTATGGCTTTATCCAAATCTGCTTTGAAAGCAAAATTTGTCACTGGTGCTATACCAACTCAAACTGATTTTGCCAACCTTATTGATGGTATGTTAAGTATGCCATTGGGGGGGGAGGGGACTGGTGATACAACAATAAACTTCGGAAAAGGTGATAGTTCCGATAGGATTTTTGTTAATGCTTTTCGATATTTTTATGGTGTTGATGAATCATTTTTTCTAATTGGTTCTTATGATGAAACTGAAAGTACAAATCTTATTTCAGTAATTATTAGATTTACAGATAATTCATTAGCTGGTGTTGATTGGAATATTACTTATCATATATTAGACCAATCTGATAGAAGGGCTTTATATGAAAAAGTTGGTGGTATAAATGAAGCTGATGAAGAATCTATTTATAATTGGATTCGAAGTGCTAATCTTCCTTATTATAATATCGAAAATAAGTTTAATAATAATCCTAAACCTTATACTATTAATGCTGGTAAAAAGAGTTACGTTATTTTTCCGGTTATATATAATGGTATATGGTATGTAGGATATGCCTTTGGTCAAGAAGTTACTGAATTTGGTTTTACAGAAAATGTATATCGAGCTGTTGTTATACCCACTGTAAGATGGGGTACTTCTGATGAAACTATTGCGAATGATTTAGAAAATAAAAATAAATTTACTAATAAAACACTATTATAAACTCTGACTATTATTAGTAATAATAGTTAGATTTTAACTGATATATGTCAAACTTTAACTATTATTACTATGACTATTGCACAAATTAAAGCCTTGTTTCAAACTGGGAAAATTCCTACACAAGCTGATTTTGAAAATTT